TGACATACATGATTCCGCTGTCATACGCTCCTTCGGTGATGCGGATCTGGTCATCTTCCTTCGGCCCCCAGCTGTACCATCCGGCCGCATTCTCGAACACGATCTCAATGCTGTCGCATCTCTCCCCGCAGGTATCATGGACCACGCATGATTTCGTCGTCACAAGGTCTGTGATCTCGCTTCCCTCATATGTGATCTCCATCAGTCAGACCCCTTCCATTTGTCAAGAACGCGGGCGATAGTCCCGTAGACCCGCGTGAATCCGGAAATGTTCAGCCCCATCAGGTCCACAATGGAAGTGTGCGTTACCATGCCTGCCTCGATTACTTTTTCGAGATACGCATTCGGCCCGCCCGCGTTGAAGCGTTGAAAAAAAGTGTTGCCAGCTGCACGCCCTCCAGAGCATCGGTCGCTCCGATGTTCTCAACGATGTCTTTCATGTCCAGTTCCGGCGTTGCCTTTGCGGCTGCCGTCGCGAACAGGGCAAGCGCCTGCCTCGTCGTGATGGAGTAAACATTCAAAGAATTCGGGCTGCTGTCCAGGGCATCGGCATATTCAAGCCCGGTGATTTTCGTGAAATCATATGCGAGCTTTGTCACCTCGTCTTCGCCTACAATGATTGGCGTTTCGAGTGTCAGAATGCCTTTCCCCTCCGCAACTGCCGCGGCCGCAGCTTCCGCGCGCGCTTTTCTCTCCGCAGCCTCCGCTTTCAGCTTCTCGGCCAGTTCCTTTGCGCGAGCCGCCTTATCTTCGACTTCCTTCGTCTCTTCCTGCCTGGCTTCCGCAGCCTGCATTTCCTTTTTCTCTTCCATGCGTCCCTTTCATAAAATGCGCCGGGAAGGTTTCCCTCCCCGGCTCTGCATCACTTCAGCATGTTCTGAACAGCATCCGTGTAGTTCTTCCCGTTGACTCTGATGATTCCGTTCATCAGGTCGATCAAAATCGTCTGCTTTCCGTTGACCAGCTCCTCGTACCGGAGAAGAGAGTATTCATCCGTGGAGCCATACGGGTTCCCGGTCTCGATATCTCCCTTGTTGGTGCTTGCATGGACACCGATCAGACGGTACTTGACTGCCTCATGCTCAATGTTTCCGGACTTGACGTTGTATCTCTGCCGGACGGTACGGAATTCATGGGAGTGCTTGCCCGGAACAGCAAGCACCTTGGAATTTGCACCGTTGTTGTGCGCAATGGAATATTTCATCGCGTCGAAATGCGTCAGCTCCGGCATGTCGATGTCTGCGATCATTCCGGCAACGGACTTGATGGAAGTCGTAGAGTTCTTGATCTCCGGAAGAGACACCTTGGTTACATCCTCGACAACCGTCTTGCCATCAAGGAGACGATGGTCCTCGACGTTGTTATAAACTTTGCTCGGCATAGTGCTTTTCCCTCCTTATCTCTCGGGCTCAGTCAGAAGCGCTGCCTGCGCTCTCAAAGTAGGTGACGAATCCGTCATCCGTCCAGGTGATCTTTGCGGTGAGGGACTTCGCGAGCGGAGTCGTCGTGATGGAGAAGCTGAAGGACCAGTCTCCCATCAGCGCGTCGCTCTTCGCGTCAGCCGAAGCATTGAGCTTGACTTCGCCATAAGTCAGCGCGCCCATCGCAACAAGCGCATCCAGTCTCGTCTGCTCTTCCGCCGCGATCATACGGATATCGTTCGGAGTGAGCGGCTGGTCAACGTCGCTGGATCTTCTGTGCTGGAAGTCGTTGGACAGGTAGTACAGCATCATGCGGGTCGTCTCGGCCACGTTGATCTGCGTCGCGTTGTCCTGGTTGTAGTCTGCGGCATGTGCGCCCCAGAGCGCCCATCTGCCGGCCGTATAAGCCGCGGATGCGATTCCGTTCTTGCACAGCTTCTCGTTGATGATCTGATCGTCGTAGACTCTTCCCTTGCTGCTCTCTCCAAGGTAGATATTCTCGATGAGTGGGCAGTCGGTGTTTGATGCGGAGTGATACGGCACTCCTTCGGACTCGATCATGAGTTCCTGGAAGTTCGCCGCGCGCAGCACGGAAAGATGGTACTTCTTCCCGTCGGTTCCTTCGACAATCGGGAAGGAAACCGTCTCGTTTTCCTTGGTGTAGCCGTTTGCGCTCTTCAGCTTAGCAGCGCCGGACAGGTTGACTGTCTCGCCGTCGCTGGTAATCGGCAGGTCCGTGAACATCCATGCATCCCAGTGCCCGTTGATCTTGACAGTGTTGGAATACATCGCGCCGTGGACGGCCGGAATGGAAGAGAAGCCAGGGCATACCAGATAAGCCGGAATATATCCCGTAACCTGATATACGTCCTTCATCGCGAACAGGCCGGTGTTCAGTCCCTCGCCGTCGGAAGATCCGATGATGTCTTCTTCCGTTACCTTGGACGGGTCAACGGAGCTGTAAGTGATCGTCAGCGCGGCCGTTCCGAGAGATCCGGACTTTACCTCGTCGATGGTGATGGTCTTCTTGTCCGGGCTGTACGCAATCGTGTAGTCCGTTCCGAGAACCTTGGTCGTCGCAGAGCTTCCGGTCGTCTTGATGACCACGCTGTCAAGGATGATGGACTCTGCGGCCGGAATCGTGATGCGGCCATTCTCCGGAGTCTTGGAGATGCTTCCGCTCTCGCTGCTCTTTACCTTTGCCGGGTCAAGAACATTGATGAGGACCAGCGGGCCTACACCCTTGATGTCGAAGTGAACATGCATTGCCTCGCAGAGAGTGTAGGAGGCAAAGTCATCGGAATATCCGAAGAGCTTTCTTGCCTCCGCAATGTTGCTCACAAGAACCGGCTTGTTTACATTATCGGCTCCGCCGGCCACGGTATGCACCGGTGCGGTTCCGACATAGACAATGGCGCTCTGTCCTTCGTCGGACACTTTCGAACCGACGGCATTGATCTGGCCATACGCGCCGTGAAGATATTCTGACATTTCTATGTCCCTCCTTAATTCAGATAGTTCAGTATGTCGCCGTTGGCTCCTTCGTTCGCGTAGCCAGCGAAGGAAACATTGATAAACCCGTAGTAAATCGGTCTCCGGTCAACGACATAGCTCTGGTCGGTGTAAAGGCTGTACTCCATCGTGGACTCTTCCAGGGCAAGATCCGTGTTTGGAATCATCCTGTCTCTCAGCAGGCATTCAAGGCAATCGTCCATCCAGTCCATGAGAGTGAACAGTCCCTGTTCGGTCCCTTCCTCGATGAGTGAGATGTCAAGTCCCTGTCCGTTTTCGTCTGCCGAATCCACAAATCCGGGGAGCCGGATTCCCGGTTCGTATACTGAAAACAGCATGGAAACCGACAAATGCTGCCCCATCTCCTGCGAACGGTGTACGTTGTTATAACGGTCAAACCGTTTCTCCTCGGTATATTTCGCGTAGGACTGATTTGGCATGATGATGATTCCCGGAATCACATTTGTCGGTTCTTCCTTCAGGGTCCCGGACTTGTCCATTCTCGACGGTGCCCAGGCGAGATAGACTTTCGGCTCCTTCCGGACGATCTTCGCCACGTCCATATTTGGGGCCGGGGCTTTCATGATCCTTCCTTCGCAGAGATTTTTATAAGCCCAGTTCTTCAGGGCTTTCAGCCTTTCTGTCGTCCTCACTACACCATCTCCCTCGGATCTCTTGCGAGCAGTTCAATGTCGAGCATACCCATGTTGTTGGTGACGGAAAGGATGAACATCGTCTTCCGGTCGAATACAACCTGCGTATTCGGTTCCGGTTCCCCTCCCGGAAATCCTTCAAGCGGAGTATGGAGCAGGATATTCCGTGAGTTGTTGTCCCACGAAATATCGTTGACATTGTTGTTCTTCCGCTTCAGAGCTTCCTCATCATCCGGCACGCACTGGATTGCTACACCATTCCAGTAATGAGTTTCCCCGAACTGGTCCTGGCGCATGAAGCATCGCGTGATGTCATCATGGATGCGCTCTTTCAGTGACATCTCTTCAGCCTTTCTTTGCTGCGGCCGCAGGCTTCTTCTCGGCCTCCGGTGCTTCCTTGACCGCAATAGCCTTTCCCTGCTCGATCAGTCTCGCGCAGTAGCTCGCGTTGTACTCCTCCACCTTCCAGGTGGAAAGAACCTTAACCTTCATTCTTCTTTCCTCCTCTTCTCCTCTTCGGCGTCCTCACGACACCCGCCATCGCGTCAATCTCCGGCGCTGCCGTGTTCTCATCCGGCTCTTCCGGAGGATTCATCCCGATCTCCGGTTCCTCCTCAGACTCGCCAGACGGCTCTGTTTCGGCTTCTGCATTGTCAGACGGAGAATCTTCCATCTCCCTGATTGCGCCGACAGAAACAAGCCAGTCACGCTTCACAGAAGCAATGTCGTCCGGGATCACTTCTCCTCGGAGATAAATGACCCCATCAACCTTGACGTAATGATTCGCCACAAGCATAGGCAGCCTCCATCAGAGAACCGTCGCAACTGCCCATCCATCGACATTCTCCGGAATGACAGTCGGGCGGGAAGTCAGACGGTTCTTGACAGCATTGCTGTCAATGGAGCCGTAATGAAGCGGAACCTGCTTCTTGATATAGGTCTTATGCTGCGCGTTCACGCCTGCGTCCTCGACCTGAGTGACAGGTCCGAAATAGACATCGAGCATTCCTTCGCTTCCGGCGATGAGCTTTCCGTCCGGAATGTATCTCTTCACGATGCCGTCATCATCCAGGTAGGTTCCCGCGAAGCTGTACATCTCAACACCGTCCTGGTTCGTTCCAAGATAGCGGAGGCCCTGGCCTCTGTACTGCGTGTTGATCTTCCCTGCGTTCTCGTTCTTCCGGTCGAAATGCTTCATGAACTTTTCATTGTTCATGACGGCAATCGCCACATTCGGAGCCATGACAATCCTGTCAACGGAGCCAAGTCCGTCATAGACGAGATCGAAGATTGCCTCCATATCGCCGTAGATATCTGCGCCCGCTTCGCTCCACTTCGTGTCCGGAGTAAAGTTGTTCGTAAACCCATAATCTGCAATCTTCGTTGCAGCGATTCCGCGGCCCTCGTTGGTGTACTCGAAGACTTCCAGCTTTCCGGAAAGAAGGACCTTCATGGTCATCCATTCAAGTCTTCTCTGGATTGCCTTTCTCATCTCCGTAAGGTCACGCGCCTGGATCTTCTTCGCTCTCTGCTCCGGAGTCATTGCGCCAAGAACCTTCTCTCCGAACATGCGCCCCTTGAGGTTCTGGTCCTCTATGATTCTTTCCGGTGCGGCCGTACAGAATCCGATCTCTCTGGTCTCGTAGCCGTCGCGGTCCATGATGACACCGCCTGCGCCCTCATGGACGGTCGGAGCCATCTTCTTGGTTCCCTTCATGTAGTCGTAGATTGCCTTGTCGTCCTCAATCGCGCCTCTGTCGCGAGCGAAGAAGTCATACAGCACAGAATATTCACGCGGCATCAGTTCGATTGCCGCCAGCTGCGCCCTGGTAGAATAGATATCCATCATTTGCCTCCTCTTCTGGTCAGCTGCCGGTGACGGTATTCGTCACTGTCTCGGTGGACTGCGCCTTGTCAAAAGTGATTCCCTGCTTTCTCAGGATGAGTTTCTGTGCGGCCGTGAGTGCCACGTTATCGGACGTTTTCACCATGCCGTCAATGAAGCATCCAGCGCGGTATGCCTTCGCGTTCTCAGCCGTAACGGTAGTGCCGGAAGCAACCGCGTCTCCGGTGTCAACATCCTCGGCCAGAACTGCCAGCATTGCCGTATCGACGACTCCCGCCGATGCAGCCGGGGAATAAAGGCCGCTCGCCTCTCTCACAAGCAGCGCTCCTGCTTTCAGGCTTCCCTTGCCGGGAGTGCAGGGAACGATAATCGCATCCGCTCCGGTCGGATCTGCAAGAAGATTCGCGTAAGACTTCTTGCCAACTACTGCATAAATCTCCATGTCTTAACCTCCTTTGGATCAGTACATGCCGCCCTCAGAGAAACCGGAATACTCTTTTGCGTACTCCGCTACCTCTTTTGCGTTGTCCTTAATCTCCTGCTCCTCGGTCTTCCCGGATGCCGGAGCGGTTCCAGGCACATCCTGCGCCGGTGCCGTTTCCGCGGCCCTCTGCGCCATGAACGTGCTGCCCTTTTCCTTCATCGCCTTGACAAGAGATTTCTGGAAGTCGATAGCACTCGTTCCATCCTTCTTTGCCTTTTCTGCCATGTCCTCATAGCCGGGGACTGTCAGCGCGTCGATGTCAGAAAGACGGTCTCTCTCTGCCTTGACAGCTTCGTTTCTCGCCGCGTCAAGCAGGTCCGGTCTCTCAGAACTCAGCTGCTCGATAGTGATGTCTTTCAGTTCCATCTGCTCATCCTCCTTGTGATGAATATTTCCAGCAGGCTCCCCGGCTTTCGGAGTGCCACTGCCAGCGTCGTTCATGGGGTCTCCCCCGTCTCCTTCCCCTTCCGGGTCCGGCTTCAGGATGCCGATATCGGTCGGCATGTTGCGGTACTGTACCTTCATTGCCGCATAGATCTGTGAGCTGACGCACGCCGCAGGCTCCTGCTTCGGCTCCACGTCAACCACCTCGTCGCAGAAATGATTCTCCACGGCTTCTTTTGCGGAGAACCATGTCTCTTTATCCATCATCTGCTTTACATCATCGTCTGAAAGCCCGGTCCGCTTTGTGTAGATATTCCGGATCATATCCTCGATGTTCCGCAGGCATTTCGCCGTCGATTCCAGCTCTTCCGCAGAACCGGCCGCGTAAGTATACGGGTCATGAATCATGTACTGGCTGCCCTCTGCAATCTGTACATGAGCGCCCGGAAGTGCTGCAATGATCGTTGCTGCGGACGCGCACATCCCCTCGATGCGGATGTTGATCTCATCGAATGCGGCATTCGCCAGAATGGACCGCATCGCAACTGCCTGGGAGACGATTCCGCCCGGAGAGTTGATGCGGAGAAGGAGCTTCTTTGCCCCGTCGTCCTTCAGCTTCTTGATCTCATTGTCGAAGTCTGTAGCACTCTTGTCCTCAATGTCCCATTTCCAGTTTTCCGGAATGTTGCTGATGATCTGGCCGTACAGCTTCACCTCTCCGGTGTCATCGCTCCCCGCGGCCATTTTCACTTCATAGCCAAGCTGAAATGCGTCTCTCATGTTCCGTTCCCTTTCTGCCCCTGGCTGGCAAGCTGTAGCAGCTCATTCTCGGCCTTGATCTCTTTCTTTCTCTGCCTGATGTTCGCTGCCCAGTCATTGCCGTTGTACTCGGAGGCTTCCTGCTCCTGCGTCGTGATGTTCGCCGCAATCCTCTCGTTGGCCGCCTCGACTTCCTTCTTCGGATCGACATGCCCCATCGAAGCACCCATCCAGATGCATCCGCACCATGCCATGCGCGCCATCGGGTCATCAAAAAAGCCGGGCGCGTCAATGCGTCCGGCTGCCACTGCTTCAGCAAGCCACTGCCCATATATCGGCTGGTTATAAGCCCTGTTGAATTTCGTCCGGTACACTCTGACCGTGCGCCAGAAGTCCAGGAGCGCCGCTCTTGCGGCCGTGTAGTTGCTCTCATACTTCTTCATCAGGACTTCCTTCGGAATCCCCATTGAAGAAGCAATCTCCGTTATGCAGGTATTCACGAACATCTCAAACTGCGCATTGCTGCGAAGCGGATTGACCGTCTCGATCTTCTTTCCCGGAGGCAGGCTGTAAATCGCGCCCGGCGCAAGTTCCAGATTCAGCTCATCGTCTGAAACCTTGTCCTCCTCATTCACCGCATCTTCCAGACCGAAATGCCCGTCATCCTCCTCGGATGTGATGAAGCATGTCAGCATGGCCGAAACGATGTTGGCCGCCAGCTCGGATGTCATGTACCGGTCAAACTGCTTGATCTTCTCGATCTCGGCAGCGACGAACGGAACACCTCGCCTCTGCTCCGGCCGCTCATACGTCATGAGATGAAGGATGTTTGGCAGGCCGGTGTCTTTCCCGTAAGCATCAATCGCGGTCCATGTCAGCTCGGAAGCATCATTCGCCGCAATAGGGCTTCTCGATGCGATGTGATACCGGATCACCTCTCCCTCTTTGCTGATCTCAACTCCGTCGATGATCCTTCCGCCATCCTCCGTCTCCTGGCTCACACTGTCGCCGGAGGAATCCGGAGTGCAGATGCGGTCAGCTTCAAGGATGCGGACCGTCGTCTGATATGGAGTGAGCTTGTTCGGCTTCATTCCAAGGAGTGCGAAGCAGTCACCCGACATCAGCATGGACAGAAATGCAAGCTCCTGCATTGTGTAGAAGTCTTTCTGCCGCTCCGCATCGCACATCGGGTTTTCCGCCCATAATTTGAATTCCCGCGCAATCTGTTTATTGATCTCCTCTGCCTTATCGTCGGAGATTTTGAGGTAGTCTGCATCAATCTTCGGCTTCGGGATAATGCCCCAGGCAACCGTCGATGTCGTCAGCGTCAGCGGGCCGGACCGGCCAAGGCCGCCGCCCTCATACAGATCCCTCGATCTCTGCCGCAGTGTGGAGGAGTAAAGATCAATGCTGTCTTCTGCGTTTCCCGCATCGACCAGCCACCCGGCAAGGGAATTCAGCGTACTGCTCGCTCCGTGGCTGCCGTAGCTCATCTTCGCTTCTCCGCTTTTCCGGCGTTCTCCGGTCGGGAGGTTTTCTTCCCTCTCCATCCGCTTCCGGTATGCCTCGCTTCCCCGCTTCGGGCTGAAAAGGAATAGCGCCCGCTCGCGGACGTTTGGATTTTTCCCCATGTCTCACACTCCCTTACAGGTCACGCGGTATCACGCGCGCCACTCTCTTTGATCTTGCATTCCCGGACAGCGCCTCGACCAGATTCGAGAAATACACAATCTGGTCCATCAGGTCATCCACATCCAGCGATGTATATTCCCGCGTCCCGACTCGATAGCTCTTCGCCTGGCCGCTGATGATCTCTCTGTATGCTGTCTTGCACAAAGTCAGCATTTCTGTCGCTTCGGACAGTGTATAAGCATTGACAGCCGCCATCTGTACCCTCCGTTACACCCGGATTCCCCGGTTCACTATATGTCTCTCGCGCCGCTTCTTCACCTCTGCTTTGGTGACAACTGTCGGCTCGTCCTCTTTCCCGCTCAGTACCTTCTCGATCTCGTCATAGCGCCAGTGAAAATACCGGTATGCTGCCCTCGCGTAGTTCCGGCAGTCAAGCGGCTCGTTTCTCTCATAGACTTTTTCCCAGGCGACAACGCTCTGTCCTCCGCGCCGATGCACGACCATCTGCTCGGATATCAGTCCCTTGAAATATTCATGATCGTAGCCTCTCCGGTAGTCCTTTGGGAAATGCATGTAATTCGGCCCAGGCTCTTCCACGCCCGCTTCATACATGATCCCGGATTTCCCGTCGTCAACGCCAATGGTGAACTTCAGTCCCTCGCCCTTCGCGCGTTTCATCGGCCGGCAATACTGCTTTCCTTCTCCGCCCTCGCCCTTGATAGGCCAGATGCGTTTGCTCGCGCGCTTCGCGCATTCCCGATAAACCTCCTGCGTGAAATGGCCGCCGGAGTCGATGAACGTCGCAAGGATCTTCATCCGCATCCCGTTCTTTCGCTCCCATTCCTTGTCGAGCAGTCCGTCGATCTCTTCCCAGACACCCGGCGCATCTGCTCTTCCCGGAATGACCCCGCGCTCAATTCCCCAGCTCTGTGAATTGCGGTCCCATCCGACAACCTCATATTCCAGGCGGTTATCCTGTGTATCGACTCCCATCGTGAGAACGAGGACCCCTTCCGGGATCTCCGCGTCATAATGCTCACGCCGGTCATAGAGTTTGTCTTCGAGTCCGGATTTGATTCGGACTTCCCACGATTCTCCAAGGATCGTGTTCTTGAAAACCCGCAGCTGGTCCGGATCGTCCTTGCACTTCAGGAACTTCCGGCATATCTCCTTCCAGTCTGACCAGGGCGACATAAAGGCATTCAGCCTGAAAGACCGAATGCCATTCTGCAATGCCTTTGGATTTTTCGACACCCATTTGGCCGGGCATCTCTTCGTCTTGTGTTCCGGTATCTCCCTCTGGCATACCGGGCAGCACCATGTCACGTTCGTTACGTGATAGTCCGTCTCTCCTTCTTCATTCTTGAACTCCTCTTTCTCGAAGTGAATGTCCTTGAAGGTGATGAAGCTAAATGTATGGCAGTACGGGCATTCCGTGTGCCACTCTTCCTGCGTGCCTGACATATAGCCTCTCTCAATCTGGCTCCGCCCTTTGATGGTCGGTGTCGATGTCTTGACGATTTTTCTGTTATGCCGGAAGGTCTCGGTTCTTCTTTCGGCAAGCTCTATCGGATCGCCCTCAGTTCCGGCGCTCCGCGGGAACCGGTCAATCTCGTCCATAAAGATGTACCGGACCGGCTTTGATGCGAGGTCTGCCGGAGAATTCGCCCCGATGATGGCCAGTGACCCTCCCGGAAATGTCTTCATGGTGATGGTGTTTGCCGCGTCCCGGCTGCGCGCTTTGAAGACTTTGTTTCGCAGCGTCGGACAGGCCGCTATCATCGGCGCGATACGCCGTTTGGAATAGTCCTGCGCGACGTTATCCGTCGGCTGTATGTAAAGCATCGGGCCGGGATCATTGTCAATGGCCTCACCCATCATGTTCAGTTCGATTTCGGACTTTCCAACCTGGGCGGATGCCATTATCACGATCTGCCAGACTCCCGGCTGCGTGAATGAGTCCATGATCTCGCGCTGGTATGGCGCTCTGTCTGTCCTCCATTGTCCCGGCTCTGCACTCGACTCGGAAACGAGAACGCGGTTCTTGTCTGCCCACTCGGAAACCGTCTGTTTCTCAGGCGGCCGGAACATGTCATATGTGTACCGGGCAAGCTCCGCAAGTGCGACCATGCTCACGCCTCCTCGTCCTCTTCGTCTCCCTTCTCTTCGCTGTCGTCATCCTCCTGCGCATAGTCAGGAAGCGGAGTGTCTGCAATGATTTCAAGAATCTTCCGGATCTCGTCGGAAATGATATCCGCGATGATCTCCGGATTATCCTGCATGAGCAGCATCGGCGCGAGCTTTGACGGAAGATGCATCATGTTCTGCTGAACCGTGTTTGCGATGTCTCCCCATAGCCGTTTCACATCCTGAAGGTCAATCAGCTGCCCGCGCATCCGGTCAACTTCCAGCTGCGTCTTTTCCGCCTTGATAACCTCGTGCTTCGCCTTTACCTCATCCAGATCGTAAACTGTCTCATCCTGGTGCGTTTCGATGTTGTACTGGACCCATCTTTGTACGAACAGGGAAAGGTCGTATTTCGACGAATCCTTTCCCTGCACAAAGAGCTTCCTGTTCTCAGGCAAGTCCCGGTCAATATCGTACAAACGTCGATATGTGTACCCGGCAATGTTGGCAAGCTCTTTCTTGGTTAATTCCATGCAATCACTTTCCTGCAATCATCCGCTGAATCTCATGCTCCATACGCTTGTACATGTAGTCCCTGATGTCCTTTTCGACGCCCTTCCTTGACCTGTTGAGCGGCATCTGCGGAACCGCGATATCAACAACTGACTGGATCGGAAGTCTTTTCTTTGTGAGTCGCTTAAATACCTTGTGTGTCGGTATCTTCGTAGCGGAAAAATTCTGAAATGGCGGATATCCGGTCTTCATCCTTTCGGGAAGTGTAGACTGGCCGGCTGTCACGATCCTGGCTTTCACTCTATATTTTCCATTTTTCCTGAGTGTATTCCAGCCTCTTCTTCCTCCGGTCGAAGCAAATCCGCCTTGCCCGACCACGATCCTCTTTCCTCGTATCGGGATAATGCATCCGGCTCCGCTCCCGCTATATGTAACGTGTGCGCCTGATATGGATTCCCTTACCTGTCCAGTCTTTACAACATAATGCTTCCGGAATTCCCTTGGCAGCGTGCTTCTCATGTGCCCTGGCACCCTGCGGAATATTCTTGCCATGCAGCGCTCGATCTGTTCCGGAGTAAGGACGCCTTCGAGCCGCTTCAGCTCTCTAAGAAGGTCAGACGCGTCAACTTCTAAGAGAATTCCTCCCGCCATCGTCGCGCCTCCTTCCGTTCTTTGGCTTCTCTGCATGAAAAAAGGACGAGTGCTATAGCTCTCGTCCTTCCACTTCTTCCGATATTATCAAATTAGCACACCCGATTTTCCCTTTCAACCCGTTTTTAGGATTTTTGTGCAAATTTTATGAATTATTGCAGAATATATTTCTCCGGCCACCTCACATCGGCCATACTTGGAGCAGTTTCCACAGCGTCACGTGCGCGATAGAATCCTCTCTTTGACATTCCTATTTGCCGTCTGATCTCTACGTCAGATATTCCCATTACATAGCGCATGTTTACAAATGTTCTCATGCTCTGCGTCTGAATTGAATTTATGATCCTTTTCGCTGCCTTGATCTGGCTTACATACTCCTGGCATTTTTGAGCGTGTTCTTGCTCGATATCCATCATCCTGATGATAGCATCTTCGGTCTTCTGTCCGTTTCCGCTTCCATGAGGCATGCCGGACAAATGCTGCGTAATGTTCGTCACGCGCGTATATTCCCATAATCTCCGTTCTTCGATGTTTTGAATCTCGACCATTATGTATTTCAAGTTGGCCAGGACAGGAATGTCGCGATTCTTTACGACAATGCTCCCCTCGTAGTCCTGTTCTTTCTCTCCCTGGTTCATGTTTAGTCCTCGCTAAAAAACTGCATTGGAATATCTTCTGCTCTCATCGGTCTAAAATAAAAAGCATACCGGTTCCACGCTGCTTTTGCCTGTTCTATGGTCTTTACCATTCCAGAGGAAAAGCTGTTTGTTCTCACTCTGCATCTTGGGCAATACGCTACCCATGTTTTTCCATGGCTTGTATTGATCTCCGCATAATGAGGCTTAATCGACGCTCCGTCTTCTCTCAGGCAATAAGGACAGCTTCTCATTTCTTCTTTCATCCGTTTCGCTCCTTATATGGATTCGGAAAAGGCATCCATGCCTGCACTGTTCTGGTTCCGTATATCGCCCCTTCTGATCGCCATACATCGACTTTTTCGTCAAAATAAGACGCCACAACTTTTCCGAATGTAGTAATCAGAACATAATTTCCATCTTCAGGCAACCTCTCACTGCACGGAATCCACTGCACAGGCTGTGCGGAGGGCAGATTTCTCAAATCTTTTCGTAATAACAAAATCTCTGTCGTCTGCTCCATTGGTATAGAGTCAAACCTTTTATCGAGTGCATCAATCGCCGCCTGTCTGCTGATCAAATCACTCATCCTGTTCTCCTCTCATATCAGCCCCGCAGTTCGGGCAGAAATTTGTATCGTTTGTATGTAATTCGTAATCACACAACGAGCAATATGCAACTCCATGCACGTGAGGCTTTTTAACCCACCGCCCTCTAATGCGTTCTGGCTGTGCGGGACGCATCTTCTCAAAGTTTTCTCTGCTGACCGCTATATTCGGCAGTTCATAAAAACGATAAAACTCTGACAGCCTGAACGGATCTTCAACGTCTGGATCATTGCCATACCCTTTTATGACTTCAGCCAGTTCAATGATGAATAAATCATGTATCTTTGCCATCTTTCTCACCC